TGTTGTTGCTCTTGGAGTAACAATCACCAATACCGCAGGCGCTCCTGCGAACGCAACCGCCGTTGCTGCGACCATCACCGCACCCGATGGAACAACATCAACACCAAGCGTTACAAATTCAGGAACTGGTCTTTATGATGTTAGCTTTACCCCATCAACTTCAGGTCGCTATTTAATCCGTTGGGTTGCCACCGGCACTAACGCCTCTGCTTACCAAGATGATTTTACCGTTCGTGATAGCACACACATTTCAATTGTGGCGTTAGATGAAGTTAAGGCTCATCTTAATATCCCTGCAACTAATACTGATTTAGATGATGAAATACGCCGATTTGTAGATGCTGCAACTGATTTAGCTGAAAACTATGTTGGTTGCGTTCTAGGGCGCCAAGTGTTTACCGATGAATATTATGACGGCAATACTGATATTATTCGCCTTCGTAATCCACGAGCAATGAGCATTACCTCAATTTATGAAAGCGGAACTTTACTTACATCTAGCGATTATTCTCTTGATCCTTCAGGTCAGCGCATTTCACGCATTACTACAGGTTCAATTGCAGGTCCTAATTACTTTGGCATTTGGGCACCGGGCGCAAACAACATTAAGATTTCTTATGTTTCAGGATTTATCAATCCACCTGCAGCAGCCAAACAAGGTGTGCTTGAAATTATCCGCCACTTATGGCAAACCCAAAGAGGTGCGATGAGTGTAATTGCTCGCAACCAAACAGGTGATGATTTCTATCCTGGCTCAACATATTCCTTGCCACGCCGTTGTATGGAATTGTTAGATCAGATGAGTTTGCCGGGGCTTGCATAAATGACAACAGTTGCTTTTCCAACCCTAATCTCAAACATCATTACCGCCTTGGGTGCTGCCTCTGATCTATCTGCAGTACGAATCTTTGATGGTCCTGAGATTGATGAAACATATCCGGGAGATGCAATCGCAGTTGGTCACGATGGCAGCGAAGATGGAGATTTGCAAGCAAATATTATCCGCAACTCTTACGATCAACTTGGCGCTAAAAAGATGTTTGAGGATGGCGTTATCAATTGCTCATTATGGGCGTGGGATGGCACTTCCGATTTAACTTCACGCCGAGTACGAGCTTATGCCATACTTTCAGCCGTAGATACAGTCATTCGACTTGACCCTTCATTTTCAGGCGCTTGTTTATATTCAGGGCTTGAAAACCATTCAGCCAATTACCGTCAAACCAATGCCGGTGCGGTTGTAATTATCAATTTCACCATTGCTTACCGAGCAAGAACATAAGGAGAAAATCGTGGCAAAAGTTAAAAATGTATCGCCTCTTGGCGATTTAGATGTTCCTGCTTTGGGCATAATGGTCAAAGCGGGGGCAACAGTAGATGTGGCAGATGATGCTGCAGCTTCATTGTTAGAACAAACAGACAACTGGGCACCTGCCGACAAAGCAGCAGCCTCAATCACCCCTGAAGGAGAATAATTATGGCAATTGGCTCAGGTATTGGTTCCCAACTTGGAATTGCAACTGAAACAACATTCAACACCCCTGTAACCGTCACCCGCTTTTATGAATTTACAAATGAAAGCCTTAACTACAATAAGACAACTTCGGTTGGTCTTGGACTTCGTGCCGGTGGACAACTCCCACGCTCACAGCGCCGTGTAGTTACGACAAGTGATGCAACGGGAGATATTATGCTTGATCTGCCAACAAGCGGATTAGGGCTAATACTTGCTCACGCAATGGGTTCATTCCCAACTAAAGCTGCTGGTTCATTTACATTTACCCTTGGCGATGTTTATAGCAGATCATTTACAGCTCAAGTTGGTGTTCCACAATACGGTGGCACCGTCACTCCTAAGACAATCGGTGGATGCAAAATTTCATCTTTTGAACTTGCTGTAAGCAATGCTGGAATCGCAACAGGTCGTTTCTCAGTTGATGGTACTTCATTCACAACTGCTACATCTCTTGCAACAGCCTCTTATTCAGCTTCAACTAACCTATTTCACTTTGCTCAAGGTGCAGTAACAGTTGATGGTTCAGCCGTTGCCAACATTAAGGACTTTACTTTAACTGTTGATAACTCATTGAAAACTGATCGTTACAATCTTGGTTCAAGCGGAATCAAGGCAACTCAGGTAATCAATGGTTTCCGCAAGATTTCAGGTACCGTTACTGCAGAATTTACCGATACTACTTTGCTTGCTAAGTTCCTTGCAGATACAACTACTGCTCTTGGTCTTACCTTTACAAGCGGAGGCGATTCTCTTGCCATCACAGTTTCAGCAGTTAAATTTGATGGCTCAGCGCCACAAGTAGGCGGTCCTGAAGTTATTGATGTCAGCTTCAATTTTGAAGGATATGACAACGGAACAGATGCACCGCTAACAATTGTTTATACAACTGCGGATGCTGCTCTCTAAATGGCAGATTCGTTCAAGGTTGATGATAAAGAGTTAATTGCCTTTTACAAGGCACTAGCTCAATTTGACCCTGAATTAAAAAAGTCTTTGCGTAAGCGTTTACTTGCTTTAGCAAAACCTATTGTTACCGAAGTCAAACAAGCCGAATTAAACTTGCCGTCTAATCGAGAACTAGGGGGCACTCGTAAGAAAAAGGGTGCCCATCTAGGTTTTCGTGCTTCATTGGCGGCAGCAACTAAGGCTGATTTTAACGGTACTGGTCGAGGGGCAGCTCTACACGTTCGTGTATCCACTAGCCGATTCCTTACCGTTTCGGGCAGACCACGAACCTTGCCTTACTATATGGAAGGTCGCAGAAAACGTGCTTGGCGCCACCCCGTTTATGGCAACAAAGATGTATGGGTAAGTCAAAAATCTAAACCATTCTTGGGTGAGGTAGTATCACGCAATAAACCTGCATTTGCTTTAGCAGTTGAAAATGCTGTTAATGATGTAGTTAAAGAAATCCAAAACAAGATAAAATAGGGGGAAACAATGGCACTAAATGTTCGCGGTAAATCATATCCATCGCCTAACGAGGGTGATCAGCCAGGCTTGCTTGGCAAAGAGTTGATGGCAATTGAAGATGCTTTTGGCATTGATGCTCTCACTTTATTTAGTACTTTAGAGTCAGATAAGCCAAGCACTTTACCTGGTTATACCAAAGCAAGGGCTTTTTATGCACTCGCTTGGGTATGTATGACAAGAGCTGGTGAAATCCTTTCAATTCAAGATGTGCTAGATGGTTATTCAATTGATGAATTTAGCGAAGAGGAAATTGAAGTAAAAAAAGAACCAACCGTCTTATCCGAGGCGGTACCCGAGCAAGAATAAAAAGTTATCTCCCAATCTTGATGCACACATATCCAAGCATTACACCTTGGAATGTGGGCGATTTAGAGATGGATTTGATCAATGATTTGATCGCAGCAGCAACAGCCAAACCTGAAGCATAAGGAGACAAAGTGGGTAAAGATTTATCCTTAACCGCCAGTTTATTTGGGCGAGATGTTTCAATGGGCAAGGCTCTTGGTGGCGTAGGTAAGCAAGCAAAAAGTGCTACTCAAACTCTTGAATCAATGGGTCGTAAGGCAACTGTTGTATTTGGTGTTATTGCCGCTGCTGGTGTTTTGGCTGCTAAGGCTGCCGCTGAGGATGCCAAATCTCAAACAATCCTTGCCGGCACTCTTGAAAATTCAGCTCACGCAACCAAACAACAAGTTGCTGCAGTTGAGGCATATATTGCTAAGACATCTCTTGCTGTCGGTATCGCCGATGATGAAATGCGACCTGCTTTTGCTCGATTAGTAAGAAGCACTAAAGATACTGTTAAAGCTCAAAATTTAATGAATACTGCGCTAGATATTACAGCGCAAACTGGTATTCCTCTTGCAGATGTAACTAATGCTTTGGGTAAAGCCTACAATGGCAATTACAAAGGATTAAATAAACTTGGCTTAGGTATAACTGCTGCTACTTTGAAAAGCAAAGATTTCAACAAGATTATGGCAAGTGTTACTAAAACTGTTGATGGTTTTGCTCAAAAAGAAGCTAATACCGCTGCAGGTAAAATGCGCCGTCTAAAGGTTGCAACAGATGAATTAAAAGAATCTTTTGGCTATATGCTCTTGCCTTATCTTGAAAAAGGCGCCAATATCTTTGCCAAGATGATTCCATTTGTTGAACGTAATAAAACCACAATCGGAAAACTTGTTATTGCAGTTGCTGCATTAGCGGCATCTATTATTGCAATCAATGCCGCCTTAAAAGTATTTCAAGCGTTACAAACTGTTAAAATGTTTGCAGGATTGATTGCTCGTTGGGCAGGTTATACCGTAGCCGTTGAAGCTGCTGGCACCGCTACCGCTGCTGCTGGCACCGCTGCCAATGTTGCTTGGGCGCCATTTTTAGGAACTGTTGGTGCCCTTGTTATTGCTTTCGTTGCTCTCAATAAATTGATGGATAAAGCCGCAAAAGATCGTGAAAAAAGACTCGCTGATGCTGAAAAAGATAAAAATCTTGCTAACGATCTAAAAAATCTTTATGGTATTACTCCTGATCGTTTGGCTGCTTTAGGGTCCGTTAAAGCATCTATTTCAAATGTACCCCGTCACGCTGCAGGTGGCATTGTCACCAAGCCTCACATTGGTATGGTTGGCGAAGCCGGACCTGAAGCCATCATTCCTTTGAGCAAGGCTGGTATGTTTGGCGGTATCACCATCATTAACAATATTCAAGGTGCGGTTGTTACCGAAAAGGAAATCGCCGTTCGCGTTCGTAACGATATAGCACAATTGCTACGCCGAAAAGGTCTAAGCACAGCAATCTTGGGGGTATAACCGATGCCAGCATTTGACGGTACCAATGCGCCAACTCTAAAGATTCAATTTTATTATAATGGTGCTTTTACCGATGTGCCTACTGCAGACTTACGTTTAATTGATTTGACTCGCGGGCGTATTCGACCTGATCAGCGCATTGATGCCGGACAGATGATTATCACTCTTGATAATCGTTCAGGCAATTATGATCCTGATAATTCATCTAGCCCTTGGTGGCTATCGGGTCAAACAACTTTGCGAGCTGATCTACGCGCTCGTCTTATTGCAACTTGGTCTGCAACTGGTTACGTTCTCTATGACGGCTATCTTGAAAATACCAAGTTAGATGTTGGCTTTGATGCTACCGCTACAATGACTTTTGTTGATGGTATATCTAAATTAGGGCGTTTTACTGCACCTGCCGTCAAAATTACCGATAACAATGGTGAAACTACAGCCACTCGGGTAGGTCGGATGCTTACCTATGCAGCCTGGCCAACAGGCTCATCTTGGAGTTCTTTGTTAGGTTCAGTCACTCTTGCCGGAACTGCTCAAAATGCGCCTATTATGGATATTA